AAATTCAAAAGTGCATCCAAAAAATTTTTCTATTTTTCCCAAATCGTCAAAATGATTTTCTCTTGCAATTCATATAAAAACCAATACAATGTGTACATCTTAACCGGAGGTTTATATGCCAGCAGACAGTTCTATACCAATTTCACAAACCATTCCAGGAACAGTCACACTTTCTGCAACTGGTCAATCTCATGTTCACGCATTTGTATTGCAACCAGATTGTGATTGCACTATTCAGTTTTTTCAAGCGGATGGAACAACTGCAATGTCAGGCAAGATCCATATTCCGCAATATGAAACGCTTACTAGTGCAGTACAAGGTGGCGGCCTTCTGATAAGTGCTGCCGGAATAAAACTTACAGTATCTGGAAATACATCTGGAACACTAAGTGGATTTGTGGCCGTAAACAAATAGTTATCAGGTCACTAAAAAAATGGCAAAGAAAAAACCAGCACCGAAAACAACTCCTAGAACTCCAAGGTCGAAAAAATCGATCACGGAGTCTATTTCGTATGACACAGGAAGTTACCAAACTGGATGGGGGCCGTTTTGGAACGATCCTTCAGAATATGGTGCATTTCAGTTTCCTAATGCTGGAATGGGTGGTTGGGTCAATCCTGCTCAATTAGCGGTTAGAGACAATTACCTGTCAGGTGAGCAACTTCCGATCTATCTGTCATGGTGGCAGCTTAAAAGCATTAGAGATAGAGCTAGATTCGTATTTGCTACCAATGAGTTTGCTCATGGTTTAGTTCAATGCTTTCAATCATTTGTTGTTGGGTCTGCCGGATTTAAATGGCGGGTTGCTTCAATCGATCTAAAGAACCCAGTTCCAGAAGACCTGTTAAAACGCTGTCAGGCATCACTAGACATCTTTCGTGAATACAACAGTATGGTAGATGTCGAGAATGAAATTGTGTACCGACTTCATGTTGATGGAGAGGTATTCATTAGGAAGTTCCCACAAGCCAATGGAATGCTCGTAATTCGCTTTATTGAGCCAGAATTGGTCAGAGGGTATGCAACAGACATTGGTTCGCCAAAAGACTCGTTTGGCATCGTGTGCGAAGAAGACGATATTAACTCCGTCTTAGGTTATCAAGTCATTCTAAAGCCTAGTGTATCTAGAGAACCTACATTCATCCCTGCGGATGAGATCATACACATCAAGATTGGCACTAATTCTAACGCAAAGCGTGGGTTAACGACCTTCTACCCTGTTTTTCAGAATTTGACGAATTGCGAGGATATTTTAGCTTCTACAGTCACGATGGCGAAGGCTAGAGCTAAGGTTGCGATGATCAGAAAAGTAAACAATGTTGCTCCTGACTCAATGGCTTCTTTAGTTGACTCACAGATTGATGCTACCCTTGGTGGCAGCAATAATATGGGTGCAACAGAGAATATTGGATTGGAGAGGTTTGGCTATGGATCAATCATCACAGCACCAGCGAACATCGACTACGAATTCCCTGGGGCGAATGTTGACGCTGCTGGACTTATCCAAGTTTTGCAAGCCAACTTGCGATCACTTGCAACACGATTTGGGATCAGCGAAACCCTCATGTCAGGAGATGCAAGTAACAATAACTACTCTTCGGCACTTATTGCAGAAGCACCAGCACGAAGAACATTTGAACGATGGCAAGGGATCGTTGGAAGATCCTTGGCCGAATGTCGATTTGAGCCAAACAAGTCTCTAGCTTGGTCACAGATTCACCTTGCTTCCGAACACGGAATCATCCCAAAAGAGATTCTTAAGAACATTAAGATAACTTCTGAAGCGTATTCTCTTCAATCAAGAGAGCATCAGAAGGAAGCGGAGATGAACAATGTGTACCATTCAATGGGTGTGAAGTCTATTCAGACAATTCGCTCCGAATTAGGTCTTGATAACGATACCGAAGCATCAAACTTCATCAAGCCGATTGTTGACGAGAAAAAGGGTGCAACGGAAATTGATCCGATGAATCCTTCATCAAGAGTTGAGTCTGGAAATGCTACCCAAGGCATTGGTGGTGGCGAGCAAGTTCAAGATTCTGCTCTCAATGGGGCACAGATCGCAAACCTTGTCGATATTATTCATCGATGCACTATCGGTGAGATTCCAATGGAAAGTGGCAAGGCGATTGCGAGAGCATCCTTCCCTGCCATCACACCTGAGATCATCGATCTTATGTTTCGTGATGTAGTGGTTAAGATACCCGAACCAGTTCAACCTGTGTCAAGTTCTTCAGCAGAAAAACTTGACTCGACTGAACCACCACCAAACCTTCCCGCTGCAAAAGCACCAAAAACATCGACTGTAACAGGATAATTGTTGACAACACTAGACGATTGGATGTAATATCGTATTATGAATGCCGTCATCGAAAATAAACCTGGCGTAGTAGACCGAAACAAGTGCATTGTTTACGGTGTAAAAGTCCTTGGATTTAGCTCAATGAATGGCAGAATCTACGATCCAAAAGCGATTCGTGATGCGGTTCCGCTATACGAAAACGCTCCAGTAAATAAAGACCACAAAACCGAAGCACCTTTGTTTTCTGATCGGCTAGGATGGCTTCAAAATGTCCGCTTTACCTCAGAAGGTTTATACGCTGACTTCAGATACAACCCCCATGCTGATGGGATTGATTCGTTTTTGTGGTTCGCAGAAAATAATGGCCTCGGTGATGTAGGCTTTTCCCATCTCGTTAGTGGAAAATCGATTCCAGATCAAGATGGTACAGAAAGAGTTGTCCGAATCGACAGAGTAAGATCGGTGGATCTAGTTGCTAACCCTGCAACTACCACCACCATTTTTGAATCCAAGGAGACTGCAATGAAAAATGACAAAATGATGACCGAAGAAAATCCTGTCAAGGAAATGTATAAGGAAGAGGTTCCAGATGCTGCACCCACAGAAGCACCTGCTGCTGCACCGGCTCAAGAAGAACCAGCTTCTGATATGCTCAAGAAAATTATGGAAATTTGCGTTGGCCCAGGTGAAGGTTCGGCAAAAGGCAAGATGATTCTTGATCTTATTGCTGCTGCAACTGGCCTCGGTGGTGATATGACCGCTGAAACCTCTGATGTAACAGGAAATCCTACTTCTGGAACACCAGCACAAGCTAAAGTTGGTGATACTGAAGAAGATCCAACCGAAGATGAACTTGAAGAATCTTTAAAAGAACTTGAAGACCTTCGCAAGTGGAAGGCCGAAAAACTCAATGAAGAAAAAATATTCTCTCTGCTTAAAGAGAATAAATTGGAAGCAACCCCTGTGTTTGTAAAGCAACTTTCCGCTATCGGTGAAACGATGTGGGCAGAAGCGATTGAAGACAGGAAAAAGGTTGCTCTTGTTAGAGCTAGTGTTAAGCCAGTTAGTTCGACTGCAATCCAAGGCGAGTCGAATTATCAACAGTTCCGTGAAAATGTCCTTGGCAAGTAAGCCATCATTAAGGAGTCCTATCAATGGCGATTACTTACAGTTTCAATGCGACTAATCCTGTGGTGGCTCCAGTTGCCACCAATAAGGCGATTCAAGTTGGCGATCTAGTAGCCCTATCTTCCGGTAGTGCGATCTCCGCTCTTGATTTTCCTTGGGATACCAATTTGGCAACCACTCAAACTGCGTTTGCAAGTGCTTTCCTAGGTGTGTCAGGTCAATTAAAGAGGGCAGATATAGCACTTGTGTACGGTAACTCGGTAGCCAACCAGATTCGGGTTGATTGCTCTGGTATCTACGCTGGTGATTATACTGGTTCCGCTCTTTTAGTTGGGGATTTTGTTGGCCCCACTTCCGTATCTAACGTTCTTCAGCCTCAATCCTTGGTTAAAGTTGCTTCCGCTGCTTTAGCTATCGGTCGAGTTGTTGAAGCCCTTGCTGGTACTGGCGTAGTAAAATTCCAATTGTTGTCTAGTCAAAACCCTGTGGCCCGATAATCCACAACTTTTTAAGGAGATTAGTATGAAGAGTCTAGGTAAAAAGCTGAAGGAATTCGGCCAACAAAATGGGTTGGCAAAAACCAAAGCGTTCTTTTCGGAATCTATCAGCAAAGGCGATATTTCGGTAAGCCGAATTTCGCTTCGTGGCCTTGCAGAAGGCATCATGGGCGATGATTGGGCTGAACAGCTTAATCGCTTCAACGGCCCAGATCGAACCTTTATGGAAGCAACCGAAGCAGTAGATGCTTCTAACTTTGCTGCCATCACAGGTCAGATCCTCATCACTACGGTTCAAGAAAAGTATAAGTTGGCATCATTCATTGGTGATCAACTTGTATCGACCATCCCTGCTGGTCAGAACCTTTCTACTGAGATCATTCCTTGGTTGTCTGATATCAGTCCTTCGCCAGAAGTGGTTCAACCTGGTATGCCTTATCCACAAACCCAGTTCTCTGGTAACTATGTACGACTTCCAGCCATCGAAAAGGTGGGTAGAATTTGTGCAATTACCGCAGAAATGATTTACTCGGATAAGACTTCACAGGCTTTAGCATCTGCTGAATCTGTAGGTACTTATTGCGGTCTAGTGCGTGAAGAAAGAATTCTTAACACGGTACTCGGCCTAACAGGTAGCTATGTATACGGTACTGCTACTGGTTCGGAATCAACCTTGAATACCTATTCAACTACCGCACAAGCGGGTATGACTTTTGGTTTCATCAATAAGGTTGCTTCTTATGCGTTGAGCAATTTTGCTAGCATTAATACGCTAGAACAGTTGTTCTACCAGATGAAAGATCCTAATACTGGCAAGCCAATCGACATCTTTGGCCCTGGTATGCAGATGTTGGTAATGCCTTTCCAAAAGTATACTGCTTCTAGGATTCTCAATCCTCAAACAGTTACTAAGAATGGGCCATTCGCAACATCTGGTGATGTTGAACAGTTGGAAAGTCCTAACCCATTGGATACTAACTATGGTCTTCTCACATCCGCTCATGCGAGAAACCTGTTGGTAACTAGCGGTATTGCAGCTTCTACCGCAGACAAATATGTTTACTTGGGTAACTTCAAGAAAGCGTTTGTTTGGAGAGAAGCCAAGCCTATGGAAGTTGTTCAAGCTCCCGCTAACAACTGGGCTGAGTTTAATCAGGACATTGCGGTTGCCATCAAGGCTTCTTGGTGGGGTTCTGCTGGTGTTACTGATCCTCGTTATGTGGTTCAAGGTCTTCCCGCCTAGTCCTACCTACCCTAAAGTTGGGGGTCAGTTCTTGACCCCTGACTTTCTTTTTAAGAGGTGATTATGCCAACTCCAGCCGAAAACCTCCTGACTATAAGAGACAACTATATAAACGCATTGGTGACCGATTCTGCCAGTCCACAACCTTCTTATTCATGGGAAGGTGTTGCTGTTTCTAGAACAGAGTGGAGGCAGCAGACCTTGCAACATATTACGCAAGTAAACAAGCTTTTGACTTATGTCAATCCGCAGACATTTAAAACACAATTCATGTAGGAGTAATATATGCCTACGCTAAATTTATCTCAGGAATATCATGTGTTTGATAATCCAGAGGTACTTAATTTAAAAAATGTAGACAATGCTACCGTCACTACAAATTACGGATTTAGAAGAGCAATGACATTAGCTTACACCGATCAAAGTGGTGTAGCTAAGATTGAGAACATCACAAGGTTTTTGGTGTGGAAAGCTAATCTTAGCGGGTTTAAACCAATGGTTGATTGCGAGATAACTGATACTAACTCGGTTAAGTATTATGTCAATAGCGTTGATAACTCTGGAAACAGAGAATACTACGGATTGGATTGCACCCAACAGAGTTAAATATGAATAACAAAATATATCGCAAGCCAAGACCGATAATGGCAGCTAATGCAGCAGATCGTTACACTACGATCATGGATACTGTTGCAGAAAAGCTAGTGGATTTAACTTACACCGTATACAAGCGTAAGGGTGCGGTCATAAGGGAATCTGATTCATTCCCATGTGTAGTAATAGCACCATCAGAAGAAGGCGAAGAATTAGGAATAGAAGCCTTTGGTGGAATATCTGAGTACATATATTCAATCAGGGTTTATTACATTCAAGAATATGCTAGGGATCTAGTGTATACTGATCTTGATGATAGGTACAAGATAAGAAAAGAAATATATCAGATAAGCCAGTTCACGGCTTCACTTAGTCCATCACGAATAAGTATCAAAGGTATTCAGCCGTTTTCCGTCAACAGCAACCCGAATACAGTTTACAATGTTACTGGTTTTAAGGTATCATATGGTTTCATGGAACAAGGTTTAGTTTAATTTAAGGAGTCAAACATGGCAGCAGTAGATAATATTTTTCTTACTGGTAAAGTAGCTAGTCTTTTTATAGAAAGAACTGACACTTTAACCCCAGTATTTCTCCCTTGTACATCTGTTTCTATCGCTACAAAAATGGATACTCCAGATGCAAGCAATTATAATGGATTAGGATATACAATTCTTTCTGATGGAATTCAAAGTGCAGAAATAACTGTAGAAGCCGTTTATGACAAAACACAAATGCCTGTCATTTTTGCTGGTATGAAAGCGGATTTAAAGCTTTCACAAGATGGCAATAGAGCAGCATTTTTAGCAGAAAATCCAACACTTAGTCAAACTACATTAGGAACAAACGAATATCGTGCTGCTAATAATGCTGGTGCAGAATTTTTGTTTCAAAATTGTACCGTAAGTCAGGTTACTTACGATGTAGCTGTAAAAGACATTCAAAAGATTAAATTGACTCTAATACCTTCATCAACACCAGATGTTAACTTTGCTGATTTCTCAGTATAATTTAAGGAGATTTTAAAATGGCTATTCTTTCAGGCAGAAACGGAAGTGTTCTTCTTACTGGTATTACAGATCCTCTTCCAGCAACAAATATTTCTGTTAATTCAAAAGCAGAATTACTTGACACAACAACTTTTATAAATCAAGGATTTGATTCTCATGCTATCGGTATGTATTCAGCAGAAATAACCCTTGATATACTTGAAGTTGTTGGTGGATACGGATTGAAACAAGGATCTGTTGGATCAATATCTATTGGTGATGGTGATGATCCAGAGCAAACAGTAGTTATAACTAATTGCGTTATAACATCATTAACCTATACAGCAGATGCAAAAGATGTCCAAAAAATATCTGTGACATTTGCTACATATGGCGAGTTTGATTTTAGAGTTGGGCCTGTTGCCCCTTAATTTTTGAAAGGAAGCATTCATGTCAGATACAGTTGGTAATTTGTTAAATTCCAGCGGTGAAGGGTCTTTGACCATTGAATACAATGGGAAAAAATACACCGCTGGACTCATTACACAAAAAGTTAAAGCTGAATTTGAAAAGAGAATGGAGAAGAAAGCTCTCGATTCTATCTTCTCAATGAAAGACAGGTTAGAACCTGTTGAATTCCGTGAAGCAATTTCTTCTGTAACAAGAGATATTGCGAGCGGAATTTATTCATTTGGTAGCGAGAACTCTATATCATCGTTGTCTACTCCATCAGGAGCATTGGCATTCGCATCTATATTGTTTTCAGCACCTGAGAATGAAGTTCAAGATATCATGCTTGCTGAAAATGACAGGTTTGAAGCCGTAATGGAGATAGTTCGGGATAAATCGTTCCCAAACGGCAAGAAGGTGTAGGCGATGGTTCTTTTAATCCAAAAGAACCAATACCTCCACCTAATTTAAAAACATATTATGTAAATTTGATGGATAAGCCTTATCTCCTTCGGCCTTGGGAGATTGAGAAGTTGACCGATAGGCAGATAGTAGAACTTTATTATCGAAGAAGAGATGATAAGGGTATTCCTGTTAATATTCCTGACGAAAAGCATGAGTGGAATACTAGGAAGAAAATGGTTTCTATTGAAGATATGATGTTGCAAAAATACCTTAATTTTATGAAAATGGGAGCATCATTAGGAATGGGTGAGGCCAAGATGAAAAGTTCTTGGATTAAGCAATTTGGAAGCATACCACCAGGGATAAAATAATGGCAGATATTCCATTAAAATCAGATGATGAGATGACAAATGATCTGGTTGGTGCAGTAGAAAATATCGCCCAAAGCGTTAAGGCGGGATCGAGGGATTTCACCAAAAGCTTTACTGGCTTGACTACGGCAATCAAAAGGTTGCAAACAACACTTGTAAACGCAATCAAAGCGATAAAAATCCAAGTAGTAGCAAAGCCTGAGAAGGTTCAAAAGCCAGCAATTAAGGATAAAGCTACATCTACAAAAGA